TTTCTTATTTCGGCATGTTCGCGCCATCGTCTCTTTGGGTTTTTGCAGTTGCGCCCAATCTAGCCACAGCCCCGCGCCATCTTCAGCAGGTTTACAAATCGTCGCGTATTGTTTATTCCGCTGGTGGTTTATCCGCCCCCATGCCAGCGCGTTTCTTGCTTCGCTCAATCGCCGCGTTTCAGGGTTGCAATCAAGCCGTTTTTTTTGCCCCCGGGTCTGGCTCCCTGGCAGTTGCGCGTGAGTGTGTGCGTTCAGGCTTGCCAGTGTTCGCCTTTGGCTCCGTGCCCGCGTCTATCCCCTCTGTTTCGGGCCAGTGGGTTGCGTCCTCATTCATGGGTTTTACTTGCTGGCAGTGGTCAGCCCCCACACAGCCCGTGTTGTTTTAGGTTGTTTTCTCAATCACTTGTTTAGTCGTTATCTGCGGGGCGTTCCCGCAGTCAAATTAAAAGGAGCATCTACCATGTTAGAAACCCAATCCCGCACCAGCTACCAGCCCGCACCCGCACAGACCGCGCCAAGCATTATCAAAACCTTATACGCAAAGGTCGGCGGCGAACTCTACACCGTTGAACTTAAGTACAAAGTGAACGGCTTATATTGCTTGCGCCCAATATCGGGCAAGCCCTATAAATTCCTAACCGCCAACGCCGAACAATTGCACAAAATGCGCTTGTTTCCCATCTTCGGAGTATAGGCGATGGATACAAAAGTCATCCGCCTATGGGCGCAACAATACGCCCCACGTGAGTTTGCGCCGCTGGCTAATTGCCAACACTCGCACACCTACGCAACCCGCACCGGCATATTTTGCCGCGACTGCCACCAGACCCGCGAACCTGTGACCGACTTCGAGCGCGCGCAGGTATCAAGATTGACGCCCAAAAATTACGCTAATAATTTCAGGATGAAACCATAAAGGAGAATCTACCAATGAAGAAATTTTATCCAACCTACTACCCCAACCGCACACGCGGAGGTTATTTTTTCACAGTCGCGCGACTAGCAGACGGAGAGGTGATTCTAGAATCAGCGACCTACGACACCCTACGCGAGGCACAAGAAATCGCGGGCGACATAATCAAGGAATATGAAAGGCAAACATCATGAACCGTTTTTCTAGTTGCGAAACACTCGAACAAGCCAAGGGATTATACAAAGCCCTAGCCAGGGAGAATCATCCCGACATTGGCGGCGATCTCCGCACCATGCAAGAGATAAACGCAGAGTATGCAGACTTCTTGCAGAACTTCGCCAAGACCGAAGCACGCACCAGGCAGACCGACGCCCACGCGGAGAATCGCAAGAGCGCGGCAGACTTCCACAATCTGGATCAGGTCGGCGAAGAAATCCGCCAGATGATTGAATTTGCCCTAAACCTTGACGGAGTAGAAATCGAATTAATGGGATTATGGGTTTGGCTAACCGGCAACACCAAAGCCCACAAGGAAACGCTTAAGACGTGGAACGAGGCACACGCTACCAAATGGAAATGGTCGCCTAAAAAAACCGCTTGGTACTTCGCAGGTGTACCCACATTCAACCGCAAAGAAACCACGCTTGATGAGATCCGCAACGCCTACGGAAGCCAGACATTCAGCCGCGAACGCAAAGCCGAATCAATAGCAGGGAGTTTACATGCCTAACAAATCACTAGAACAATTAACCCAAGCCCTAGCCGTCGAACTTTCGACGGCAGACTTTCCCCATCTTTGGAGAGTCGCAAAAGGTCGGCGGGACTGGTGGCAAACACTGATCACTACCGACGCATGGCTAACGCTACAATTGAACAATGACCGCGTGACAATTGCATCCGACCGACCGCGCGAAATGAAAACAGCCAGCACCGCCGAACGCATTACAGTTGCAATTGACCGCAAACCCGAAGCCAGCGCGCGCGACATCGTAAATAGACTCCTACCCAATGCCCGCGAATATTACGCACGATGCAGGGAGTACACGAAAACGTGGAGAGCAGAACAGCAAGACCACGCAGAACTTTTACACATGCTGGAACCATTCACCACATGGAAGCGCACCGACAGCGACGGAACACGTACCGAATGGAACGCGACCAGAGCCAAAGCGGATATATACACAGACCGCATCTATTCGTTGACGGTTGATAGTCCAACCACAGACGAGATCATTAAAATACTTGAAATCCTGAAAGGATAAAACCATGACCACCCCAAACACCACCCAACCCGACCGCATTTCACCCGCAGAACTCCGCGAACTTTTCGAGAATGTCCATATGTCAATTGTGGACGTACGCGAAGAACTTGCAGACCTCCGCGCGGAAGTACACGCCATGCGCGGAGGCTTGACCCAAGCCGCCACCCCACCCGCACCCGTCGGCACATTCGGAGGGATGACGATTGATACAATCGTGATGAGCTACGACGACAACGGCAAAGCCACGTACAAAGCCCAGGGACAACCCTACCCAAAGCACGGTGTCAGAATATGGGAGGAAGTATTACCCCTGCTCGGAGTAGACCCCGCCACGCTCAAGCCAGGGCAGAACCCACAGACGCCCGCAATCCAGGCGCGTGTACTAATGGGTGAGACCACCAACCAGAACACCGGCACGAAGCAGACCGGACCGCGCAAGGTCACAGGAAAGGTATAAAGCCATGCTATACAATCACCATTCAGACGTTGATAAACTTGAAAGCGTTGATCTAATCGCCAGCGGCTACGATTGGGACTGTCCCAATTGTGAACACTGGAACCACGAAATAGAAACCAAAGACGTGGTTGAGTGTGACGAATGTCATCACATCTACCAAACCGGCGAAACACATCACGCACACGGATCCCGTCGCCTTGTAACGGGAGAGGAGAATCTACCATGTACGTATATATAAAATCAGAGCCAGGACTTTGGACAGTTGGATTTTATGACCCGTCCGGTAAATGGCATCCAGAAAGCGATCACACCAGCGCAGACGAAGCAGCAGAGCGCGTACACTACCTAAACGGAAAATAGCCCCGATCAACCGCCCGCAGCAATGCGGGCGGTTTGCTATTTCGTGACTCCCAGAAGCCCCAGAACACACGCAATGAAGGCAGAGCATAGTACGAGACCCCCAGATTTTACGCAGCCGGCACGCTCCGCGCCGAGTACGGCGCGTCGTTATGTGCGCTCGCTTGCGCTCGCGGGTTGCGGGACGCGCCTCGTTGCACGATGGCACGGAACGCCGAAGTCGGGCAACCGCTCGCCGGTTTCCCGAACCCTTCCCGCAGACTCTACGCTTGTGGTTTGCTTGCTGTATCCGAAGTCTGCAAGCCAGGACCACACCGCGCTAGCTCGCGCGAAGAATACAACCCGTCACAGCGGGGACAGTCCCCCTGCTACAATCAAGCCATGCAAATCAAATCCGCTTACGTGATCGTGTACATGGGCATCGCTTTTGGCGTGGCGTTGTGTTGCGGACTGATCGGCACGTTGGTTTATCTATTCCGCTAATATGAATCGCGTAGTCAATGGGGTATTTGCCAGCAGCTTCCAGCCCGCAGCGCGCGGCAGGTGAACAAAATAGAAAAACAGAGCCAACCCTCGCGGGAAGTTTTAGAACACCCATTCTGACTACGCGACTCAAGGTGGTACAATGCAACCGGACAGACTCACTCCGCTTCACGCCGAGAGTCTGTCCATGACTTTTAAAGCGGGGTGAGTCTGATCAAGAAAGCTGATCCATGTCTGAATTAAACAATCCACCCAAACCCCAATACCTACTCACGGTGATCGTGCCACGCGGGATCAATGCCCGCGAATTTCCACGCCCTGAATCGCAAGGCTCCAAGATCGTCAGAGCCTATCCAGTCGGGGCGCAGTTGTATGCCTACGTGATCCATCGTTTTGAGGGCGTGCCCTATGCCTTGCTCGTGCCCAAGGACCCCACACGGAATGAATGGGTACGCGTCAGTGAAGCCGACGACAGCGGAAAGAATGTCGAGATATTTGAACTCAGCCCCGCCGACACTACCGCAATAGACTCCATCGCCGCAGCAATCAGTCATCTTGCCGACGTGCTAGAGCGTAAGTTGAAATAATGCCAGCACCCAAGAAAAACAAGAACGCCCTCAAGCATGGCATCTTCGCCAAGCGCATCACAGTCGTAGCCAACCTCGAAGAACTGGACGGCATGAGTAATGACAGCAACGTGGCTGAACTCGCGCACGCGCGCGCCATGTTAGCCGACTCCAGCGACCGCAGGACAGTCGCACTAACGGACGCCAACCGCTTGCAATGGGATTATGCGTGTCGGCACTGGTCAGAAGTGATTGACGGCATGATTTATCGTAATCTGAACAAAGGTGAGACCGAACTGATGATTTTCAACAGCCTACTGGATGCGGCCAGAGCCGCGAACGATAAACAAAATGTCAGAAGATGAAAGCCCAACTCTCCAAAGCCGCCATCCGGCAACTCACGGAAGCAGCAACCAAAATAAGGTATTTTGCAAAATGGCTTATAGGAATCACACTCAGACCCTACCAACTCGAAGCCGCCAACGCGATCATAAAATCTGTGTTCGCGCGCGATGGCAGGTCATTTGTGATCATCTTCTCGCGGCAATCCGGCAAAGACGAGATGTTAGCAATCCTGTTTCTATTCCTGCTCATGCGCTTCTCGGATTGGGGTATTGAGATGATTTGCGCGCAACCCACCTTCAAACCGCAGACCATCACCGCCATGGAGCGTATCAAAAAACGCGGACTCAATTTTGGTAAACGTCTCACCCGCACAGCGGGATATATTTTTCGCCTCGGAGCCGGACGGGTATCATACTTCTCGGCAGACCCCACCGCGAATGTAGTCAGCGCCACCGGCAGACTCATTGTGTTGAACGAAGCCCAGGACATCGATAAAAGTATCGCGGATGGCAAGTTTGGACCTATGGGCGCAAATGAGAACGCTACAAAGGTCTATTGTGGGACACGCTGGACCGCAGATACACTTTTGGAGCGTGAGTTGAAGCTCGCGCTCGAGGCGCAAAAGAAGGACGAGATCAAGCGCGTGTTTATGGTGGATGCGAACCAGGTCCGCAAATCAAATACCTATTATGGGCGCTACGTGGATGCAGAAGTCAAGAAAATGGGGCGGCAGCATCCACTCATTAAGTCTCAATACTTCAACGAACTGATCGACGCGCAGGTCGGGATGTTCAACGCCACCCGCCGCGCACTCATGCAAGGCGACCAACCCGCACAGACTCAACCCATACCAGGACATACCTATGCCTTTGTGATCGATGTTTCAGGGCAGGACGAAGCCTTGCTCAATCTGGACGGCATGGGCAACCCAGGCAGGGACAAGACCACCCTCGACATTATCGACATTGATTTATCAAGCCTTGAGTTACTACAAGCCCCTACCTATCGCACAGTCCAGCGCGCGACGTGGCAGGGTGAGAACCATGTCTATATATTCGGCGGGATCAGCGCCTTGGAGGGTATCTGGAACCCGCTCTACATCGTGGAAGATGCCACCGGAGTAGGGGAGGGGTTATGGGGTATGTTATTTAAAAAGTATCCAACCAAAACAATGCCTGTGAAGTTCACACAGCAAAAGAAATCCGAGATCGGCTGGGGATATATGGGCATCATCAATTCAGGCAGGTATCACGACTGCGCTTCAACTCCCGAAGTTCTCGAACAATACGAGAAATGCCAAAGCGAAGTTCTACCAGGTCCAGGGAAACTTCTACGCTGGGGCGTGAAAGATGGCACGCGCGGCGCAGGCGGCTTACTGGTGCATGATGATTTTATTTTATGCACAGCCCTGATCACAGAACTCGACGCGCTGGCTTGGTACGTCAACACGCCAACTTCCATAATCGAACCAGAGCAGGACATATTGAAGGAGATGGACAGTGCCTACTAAACCCACAGCAGGAAGTACACCTAAGCCTTCGGTCGCGCAGCTTCAAAAGCAGATCAAGAAACTCGAAGGCTCAGTCAACATCGCCAATGATGCTTTAGAAGCAGCATTGAGTCTGTCACCTGAACGCGATAACAACTTTTTCACCGGCGGACTCTCAGGACTCTATGAGGGGCGCAATAGTTGGGACCGCAAGAAGATATTCTCAGAGTCACTCCGCGCGTGGCGCGTCAATCCGATAGCAAGACGGATTGTTAAACTGATGACATCCTTCGCCATCGGCAAAGGACTCACGATCAAGAGCAATAACAAGCAAGTGCAAACCTTCTTACAGGAATGGTGGAATCACCCACTCAATAAATTCAATCGCAATATCAAACGCTGGAAGGACGAGGACACCCGCACCGGCAATCTATTCCCCCTGTTCAATGTGCAAGCGGACAGAATGTCTATCGTCCGCATGGTCCCTGCTGAAACAATCGAGGATATTGAGACTACCTCAAACGACATCGAGCAGGAGATCGGTTACTTCAAAGACGAAGGCTTGACCGAGAAATACGAAGCCTACCAACCAGGCGCAGATCAACCAACTTTCATGCGACACTACGCCAGCAATCAGCCTATCGGTTCGCCGTGGGGCGAAGCGGACTTGTCACCCTTACTTGTGTGGATTGGGCGCTTCTCGTCATGGCTCGAAAACCGCGCGCGCCTCAATCAATTTCGCACAGCCTTCATGTACGTGATCAGCGGCGCATACACCAACGAAGCGGACCGCAAGAAACGCGAGATCGAACTACAAGCCAACCCGCCCAAGAGCGGGTCGGTGCTTGTGATGAACACCAACAACGGCGAGAATTGGGGCATCCTATCAGCCAGCCTCGACGCCTTTGATGCGTCCAGCGATGGTAATGCGCTAAAGAAGATGATTGTAGAAGGGATCGGACATCCAATGCACTGGCACGCCGAACCCGAAGGCGCAACGCAGACCACCGCCGAAGCCGCAGGTACACCCACATTCCGCACCCTCGAAGAAATGCAGAATGATTTCTTTGAAATGCTAATCGATATGGCGCGCGTAGCTTGTGAAGTCAAAGGCTTGACAGTCGGCACAGCCCAAATCTGGATCGAAGGACCCGACATCACCGAACGCGACAATGCGACCCTCGCGCTTGCGCTCGGTCGCGCTTATCCCAACCTCGCAGATTTATTCGACCGCGACGGTATTGACTCTAAAGAGTTTATGCGTCTCATCTACAAAACCTTTGCCGAGACCTGGGACGATACCAAGACACCTAAGATCAAGCAGAAGCCACTCACCAAGCCAGCCACGGACAACAGCAGCACCGCGCCAGTCGAGGACCCTGCTACTGATCCAGCAGACCCGAAGGAACCACAATGAAAGAGAAGTTATGAAAAATCATTGGATTACAAACTGTCCCCATTTCAAAGACGGCGATAAAACCGCCGAACTCAAGAGCGAAGTTGATTGTGAAATTTGCTTGGATAAACTCTACGATGCTCTAGAGGAAGGTTTAGTTGAAAACAGAATAGTTATGCAGCCGGCTCGCTCCGCGCCGAGTACGGCGCGTCGTCATCAGCGGGCGTTAGCACCCCGCACCCCGCAGGCGGCAACCTAATGCCAGGCGGACGCGGCGGACGCCATCTAGCACCCATTAGCAGCGGAGCAGGGACACAGTTTAGATACCTGTTCTCAGGACACCACCGGATCGAAGCCGCACACGACGCCAGTATCGGTATCCTGTGGTTGTCTTGCATCAAGAGTATTGCAGAGAAAACCGGCGCAGTCTTCGTCACCACCCACTCGCTAGGTTCACAAGGCGGCGTGGTGACATGGCAACCCGCAAGAATGATTGGATTCAGTAAGCCATGCTCAGAAGAAAGAGCCAACCAATAATCAGGAGCAAACCAATGAAAAAAATCATGCCCGTACTCCGTTCCATGCCGATCATCGACAAACTCGCGCTACCCAACCGCGCCGAGATATTGCCCAAGATCGAGAGCGGAGAGTTAGATCATCTTGATTTCAAGGCAACTACATTTACAACCAAGAAGAACAGAAACCATTATCTCTTTCAAGACAAAGACCTCGAAGGCTTTGCAACCTCATTCGAGGGTCAACCATTCCTGCGTAATCACGACACCCAAGACATCGACGCGCGCGATGGAACAATCATAGAGTCAACACTTGTAGGCAATGCGTTCAAGCAAGAAATCAGACTCACCACCAGACGCGGCATGACTGATTTTGTAGAAGGCAAAATAGACCGCTTCTCGATCAATTGGTACTACGACGACGTACTCTGCACCATCTGTAATCTTTCGTGGTTCTCTTACGAATGCTCACACACGCCAGGACATACCTATAAAGTAGGCGAAAACAAAACCGATAAGATGTGCGAACTCATATTCGTAAATCCAATGGGTAAAGAAACTAGCGCAATCAACATACCTGGCGCGTTCGACACTGGCATCGAGAGTCTGCAAGAATATAAACTCGAAGTTATCGGCAACAATGCCGTGACCCATCCCGCTAAATTAGCGGGATCAAAACCCTTGACCAAAGGAGGTCAAATGAAAAAGAAAGCGAAAATATTAGTGACGGACCCTGAAACCCAAGAGATTTCCGAAGTCGAGGGAGAACTCGTCACGCCCAACGCGCAAGAAGCGCAGTTGGAAGAGAACCGCCAGGCAGCCGCACTGTTGTTAGGCGAGACGGAACGCATGACCGCGCTCGAGGCACAACTGGAAGAAAGCAACCAGGTTCTTATCGCGCAGTGTGATTTCCTCCTAACCAGCGGACTCTCCGCCTCCAAGTTGCCGGAGATCGTGCAGAAGCGCATCCGTAGAACTTTTGAAGGACGGACGTTCAAGGCGGTGGAGTTATCAACAGCCATCACGGAAGCCAAGGAAGAACTGGCAGCCCTCAGTGCAGGCGCTAACGTGCAGGGACCAGGACGCCAGGTCTACGGCATGTTCAACGGTGCAGATGAGTTCAAGCTAGCAGTCGAGGATATGTTCGGACTTGTGCGCGACGCCAAAGACGCGAGCCGTAAGGTATTCAAACTTCAAGGGATTCGAGACGCCTATCTCAAAGCCACCGGCGACGAGTACTTCACCGGCGGATTCTTCTCTGAGTTCTCACTGGTGAGCGCCAATTTCCCAGGCATCGTAGCCAATGCTCAAAACAAAATGTTGGTGGATGCGTGGAAAGACTTCGAGGAGTCATACGGTTGGTGGCAGAAGATCGTCACCGTCGAACACTTCACGAACCTCAAGACCGCGACTTGGGTACGGACTGGCACGATTGCAACACTGCCCGCAGTCGCAGAACGCGGCGAGTACTCCGAATTGCCCATCGGTGACATCAAAGAGACTTCCGAGTGGGGCAAGTACGGCGGATATGTGCCTTTGACCATCGAAGCGGTGATCAACGACGACCTCCGCGCCTTCAAGCGT